GCAGCTGTATACACTCGTATGTCGCAACTTAAGCATTCGCACCGTGTTGCTTTTGGTGCGAACTTCAGGGTCTCGGATCTGCATCAATTCGAAAACTGGCGCGCGGGACTGACCGTCCGGCCGTCCCTCGCTTGGGAACTGACAACTCTCTCCTTTGTTGTGGATTACTTCTACAATATCGGGCAATACCTCCAGCTCTTGGAAGCCAGTATTTACAACAATGGCTTTCAGTTCGTCTGGGGGTGGAGCAGCGAAACAACACTGAGGGAGGAGCAATGTGCAGTCACTGAGCACTATGACGCACCTGGAAGTGATTGGAACCCCCGGAATGTAACAACCGGGAGCTACAATTCTTCGAAAGTGCAAAAAAACTAAAGTGCGCAGTGTGCTTACATCACTTCCTCTACCAGTTGCGCCCATCCTTAAAATCCCGACTGCATCTGGCCCGCTTCTTAATATAGCGGCCCTGCTGTCACAAATCCTTTCGGAGAAAAAGTAATGATTACGAATATGTCCAACCTCTCGCTGCTCGATGCAGCGGGAACCCCGGTTGCCCATCCCTTCACCCCGGCCTCCCGTGTCGCGGAAAACACCGCTCGATGGGTCGAAAAGCCGGCCAACGGTGCCCTGCTCGGATCGAAGATCCTCACGCTGAGCGTCAAAGAGCCGTCCGATCCCATCGCTGGTGTTTACCGCATCAAGGTCACGTACGCAGTACCCAAAATGGACAACTCGGTGCCTACGGCTCCGAAGATTCTGTCCATTGGGCGTGTGAACTGTGAGTTCCTGATTCCTGCAAGTTTCACCATGCAGGAAGCGAAGGACCTCGTGAAGATGTTCGAGCAGTCTCTGCTCCTTGGGACCAGCACGCAACTCGGCGATAACATCGCTGATCGCTCGCTGCCTTACTAACACCTTCAACCTTGGGAGTTATCATGGCTTATCAGCCCGATAAGCACGTCTTCGCAGCTTTTAGCGAGATGTGCTCCTCCATTGACACGCCTAGGTCCCTCGCGGCTCACCTGATGTTGTTGCACGGTGAGCATCTTCAACTTGCTAAGCTGGAGATTGACGCAGGGAACTATCTTGATAAAGACTTCAACCGCTTCCGCAACGACTACCTAGTAACTGAGTACCTCTCGAAATTCGAGGGGCTCAACACCGGGATCGACACGGCGGCGGCAGCCTTGGCTGCCTGGCTGGCAGCTGAGAACATCTGTAAGGTCACAAACGAACGCATCCGCAGCATCTACGATGGGGCTGAACACCCCACTGATATCCTTGACATCGTGTCAAGAACCCAGCAAAAAATCGAAGGATGTATCGGGACGCACGTGAAGTGGTCTAAGATGTTAAGTTGGTTCAAGTGGGGCCCAGGAGCTACTTCCTCATTAAAGGGTGAAGCAGCTGGCCTGGACAGAAAATTGCTCGAAGAGCAAATCAGTGTCACGCACGAGGCTCTGCCACTCCTCAGAGCGGCAATGGCAACGGACTACGCG